TATTTCAGATAAAATGTTATTAACATTATCAATAATATCCAAATTAGGAATTTCTTTTCTTTCTAAATCATATTTTAATGCATAAAAATATGAGATTATTAAACTAATATTTTTATTACATGAATTGATTTCTTCAAGATATTTCAAATATTTTCTGTTTGCAATAATTTCAGTGTTATTAATTAATTCTTTTCTTTTTTCGAAAAAACCACTTATTATTGAGTCCATTACTATATATACTTTATTTATTCAAATTTTGACAATTCTCTTATAAATTCTTCAAATTTATTCTTATCAACAATAATATTTGACCATTTTGTATTTTCATTTACAGATGCTAATACTCCGTATAATGAGGTAAAAAAATTAATAAGCGAATTCCACAATAGAAATGCGTATTCTTCGTCATTCACCAAATTGTTTATTGATTCTATAATTGCTTTCTCTTCAATAAAGGATAAAGAATCTTCAAGTATTTCAAAATGCTTTTCTAATTCTTTAGAATTTGAAGATTCTTTTATTCCGGTTAAAACATTCTTAATATTATTGATAATTATCCTCAAATTATTATGTAGTTTCTCTGATAATAAGATATTTGAAAATATTGTTTCTAATGAATTTGTAATTGATAGAAATGAATCAGATTCAAATAATGATTCAGATAAATTAATATTTTTAAAGAAAGAATATATATTTTTGTTAAAAATATTTTGAATTGAAAATAAATCTAACGTTTCAGATATTCTCTTGTGTGAATGTATTTTCGAAACATTATTTATGAGGTTTAATATATGTATATTAAATGGTGAATTTAATGAATCAACTATTAAATTTGAAAATGCTTTTTTGTCCATTAACAAACTATAGTACTTTTTTCTTATTTATAAAAACGCATCTCTTTTAAATTATAAAATATCACTAAAAATCTCTTTTTGTTATGAATGACTCATTATTTCCACATTATCATAAAATAAAATATTTACTTGATCAAAAACAAAGAATTTTATATAAATCACTTACAAAAAAATACAAAAAATCTAAATTTATTAGAGATAATACACCAATCAATGTATTAAAACATACTTCTAAAGTTTTAGTATTTACATATAAAGAAAATGTAATAAAATTAATATTTGAATCTTGTTCAAAATACAAAAATGAACTATATTATTCTGATATATTCTATGAAAATATGCATTCACTTTCAGTAAAAAATGCTTGTATGTTGATAATACCAAAATATGAAACAGATTTAAAAAATGTTATACCAATGAAATGTGATCATAATAATTCTATTAAGCAAATATATCAATTAATATTTGATTTAGTAAAACAAGTTTTCTCATTTCATTCAAATTATATCGTTCATCATGACATAAAACCAGCAAATATTGTAAAAACAAAAGATTTCAAATGGAAAATTATAGACTTCGGTCATATGTTATCACACAAGAATTATTTAGAATCAGATTCATTAGAATCAGATTCATCAAATATTTCTTGCAACAAATGGATTTTTAATCGAGGTTCAAAAATAATAAATATTCCCGAATATAGTCTGGATTGTACTAATAATAAAGAACAGTTTTTTTGGATATATATGAAAGATTGGTTTGGATTTGTCAATTCGACTATTGCGAATCCGGAATTTTATAATTTTATAGAAGAAATTAAAGATTATGTTCAGAAGAACGAATATAAAATCGAGTTAAATAGTTTTTTAAAAAATAATAAAAAAGCCAATTTGGATACGATTAATGAGCAATACAATATAATTGAAACAGAATACATAGTAAATATTGTTTATAATAGATTAGTCAAAACAAATGCTAATAAATATTTAGAAAATCTTTTAGATATTATTATCAGTTTATATGATTTAAGGAAATCAATCAATAGAATGAATTCTATAAATACTTTAGAAAAATTAGAAAAATTAAAAAACAAATTCGAAATCACAAGTATTCCATATTACTTAAAATAATTTATAAAATTGCGCTTAAGATTAATTTTAATTAATAACAACTAGATTAAGAAATCAAAAATGACAGTTTCATTATTATTTTATAGCAATTATTGTCAAAACTGTAAACAAATTATTGATGAAATCAAAAATTCACCTGTTAGTTTATCAATAAAATATATATGTATTGATTCTGAAAGTGTGAGATCTAAATTACCTCACTATATCAATAGTGTCCCCGCTCTAGTTGTTGGAGAAACAAATCAAATATTTGTTGGAAATCAAATTTTAGGATGGATGAAAATGATTAACAATAACTCACAATCTACACAGCCACCACCACCACCACCACAACCAAAGGAACCCGTTGGACCGAACGCATGGCACAATAATGAAATGAATGCATTTTCTGATATGTATTCGTTTATTGATGTAGACACTTCAGCTCAAGGTGATGGTGGAATGTCAATGGTGCATAATTTTGAAATATTGAGTCCTGAACTAAATGCTAGCCGCCCATCGATTGGCGCATCCATGATGCCGCCTGGGGCGCCGGGTGGCGCATCCATGCCAGTAGACTACAAAAACCCATTATCAAATTCATCAAACATTAACTCTAATTTTGGTAGCATTCAAATGAGTGAAAAAGCTAGTGAATTAGACAAGCAAATGAAAGATATGCTTAATAGAAGGGAATTGGAGGTGCCTGGCATTCCAGCAAGAATTTAATTTTCCTTTTTTTGTTTCTTTTTTGCATCCATGGTCTTTTCTCCAGAAAATATTATTAATACATCTTGCAATGGTCTATCAGAAAAATCCGTAGGTGATGTTCCAATATTTCTAACATGTTCCATTCCTTCAATGACCTTACCAAAAACTACATGTTTACCATCTAAGTGAGATGATGGTGCTAAGGTTATAAAAAATTGAGAAGAGTTTGTATTTGGTCCTTTATTTGCCATACTAAGCAAACCTTCACTATCATGTTTCAATTTGAAGTTTTCATCATTAAACTTATCTCCATATATTGATTTTCCACCAGTTCCATCATAATTAGTTATGTCTCCACCTTGAACCATAAATCCAGCTATAATACGGTGAAAAGGAACACCTGCATATTTGTTCTTCTTACATAATTCATAAAAGTTTCTAGCAGTTTTTGGTACTTTATTGAAAAAAAGTTCGATAAATATTCTTACAGTTCTATCATCTGTCATAAAATCTTTTATAACAATATCCAAATATACTATCTTATTTCTCGGAGATTTTTTATCTTCCTCAATAATATTTGTAAAAGTTTCTTGTTTCTTTTTCTCTAACTCTAGCTTTTTTTCTAAAATCACATCTTTTGATATAAACTCTCCAAAATATCCAACACAAAGAGAAATCACTCCGAACAATATAGACATTTTGATGACACTTTCCATAAACAAGTTATTATTTTTATATTAGATTAATATAACTTAGTATGCCAAGAAAATCTGCATTAACCGGTGGTAAAAAAAAGAAGACTCTCAAAGTAAAACGCGCCATGTTGAAAAAACGTCAAAAAAAGACTATTAAAAGAAAGAGAAATACTAAAAAGGCTGTTAAAAAAGGTGGCGCAGTAGGATTTCCTTCGCGTTATTACGGTGCTGCGCATGACACCAGCACTTTAACTGAAAATGCTAAATTATCTACATCGAAGCCATTACCTGCCAATCATGGTTGGACTTCATTCGAAAATGTAGGTCCAATTGTAAGTTAATCAATTAATTATTTGAATCATTTGGTAGATTTGGAATTACATATTTATTTACTAAATCTTGTCCTACTTTAACTGAAGCGTCATGTTGACTCATAGAACCATTGTTGACTAAACGTTTTGCACTTAACATTTTGTTTAGTAGATTATCATCACAATTATCAGAACAAATCATATCAAATAATTTAGGATACTTTTCAGCAAAATTGTTATATTTTACTTTGATTTCAGATTTGTTCTTATTCTCATCACGATATTCTTGTCTGATTAAAAAAACAATTCTTTCATCTTTGCTATCCATAATGAAATTATTAATAAATTCATATTAAGCAATTTTACGCAAATTGAATTATTTAATTCCATTTAAGAAGAATAGTATGGGTGTTTTTTGCAAGGTAAACTATTTGGTGTTGTTGGAACTGAGCAAACTGGAATAGTTTTTTCACATAATGGATTACCCGATGCTGGTGGTGATCCTGATTTTGGATCAATAGGTTTTGGAATGCAAGGTCTGTGGTTATCTTTTACCAAAAGACGGTTTGATACATTATAATCAAATGGAATTGTTGCTTTATCTTGTGGATTGAAGCATAAATATTCCCATCTATCAAAACCAGTACCTCTTAAATTAGATGCTGGATCTACATGTCTTGATTCAATTGTATGATTAAAACAATCATCCCAGTGTGTTAATCCTTGTCCATTGTCTTCAAAGTTTGTGAAACTTTCTTCAAATTTTGCGTAATTTGGTTCTTTCAATTCACGCAAAGAAGGTCTAATTTTCGCAGCAGTTTTAGGAATTTTCATGTCAGAAAAAAGTCTATTTTCAGGACATTTTGAGGCGTGACGATGACGATTATTTAATTCGCCGTCGGTATCTACCAATGGTTTGTTTCTATTAATGCTATCACCACCTTTTTGTAAACGAACGGTTGGAGGCTTTGGATAACAATAGTCACAACTAGTAGATGGAGTCGCCAACATATAAGATCCTGGCCCGGCGGACTCGTAAATAGATTGTTTGTATTGACACATATCGTAGTTCAAACGATTGAAGCTCATTATTAGAACTCTAAAATATTATTTTTATTAAGAACTATATTTCTTAGGAAATTGCATTTTGTGTGCGGGTGGTGGGCATTTAGGTAAATCTAAACCCGGTGGTAAAGGCACAGGTTCGTACCTTATCATCTGACATGGTGGTAGATGTAACTTGTTTGCATCAATTTCAACATCTGATTTAGAAAATTCGCCTGGTATTCTTATCATATTATCTTGTGTTGGCATGAATGTGTTTTTCTTAGCTGGACAATTAGTATTTAAGCGGGTTTGTCCGCGTAAATCATTTTCTAAATCAACTAAATTTCCTTTAACTTGACTAACATTGTTGCCACCAACAATACCTAATTCCGGTCTGCAGGGACTGCATCTATAATAACGACTTGGGTCCAATAAATAGGACAAATAATCAACATTTTCTGACAATTGTGTCTCATAAGCACATGTATCATATCTTAAACGGTTCGAACTCATTAATTATTAATTACATTATATTCTTATTGCGCTGCGAATCGAAAAATTGTGGGTATTTTAACATTTCTTTGTAACATTTTCCGATTGTAACTTGAGATGTTTTAGCTACTTCTGCAATATCACTTCTTAAAACTTTAGTATCTATATCTAACAATGTTGTGGCCATATAAATAGAAGCTGCGGCAATTGATACAGGTGTGTTTTGTGACAATATTGAATTCGATTTGCATATTGAACTCACATCTCTCGATTTTTTTAAAAGCTCTCCATCATCCTGGTATAATTTTGAACAAAATCTCGCTAAATAATCCATCGATTGACAATCGTCTCTGTAGCTAATATGTTCTTTGCCGGCACGAGACCATAATTCTGTAAATTTTTTGTTTCCTCTAGTTACCCATTTGTCACTGATTTGAAATATTTCGGCTATTTCTTGACATGTTCGAGGAACTCCTTGTTTCTTACATGCCATAAATAAACAGGCTGCAATTAAACCTTTACGCATCACTCCACGCGCAATATATAATTCGGACACTGTTTTATAGTATTCATGAGCCAATTTTGTTACATTTCCCAATATGCATCCATTTAATGAACGCAATGTTATATCTTGAAATATATTATTTAAACATCTTTCTTTATAAGTCATAGCTGACCATGAATGTACTTTTTGTGTTCTTCTCATACTATAATTTGAATTTGAATTTGATAAAATAATTGTTCCTTTTGAAGATTGCGGCAATAAATTATTTACAACTGTGCTACATCGAATTGATTCTGGTCTTGATCCATCAGGATACATTCGCCACTCTGCACTATTATCTATAAGTGATTCTAAATAAGCGCCGCAACTCGGACATTCCCACATGTCTAAACCATGAGTTGTTCCAGGAATATTGCAGTCCTTACAAATAATTATTTTATTATTTGTGTCTTCCACATCATTTTGAATTGTTTTACCATTAATATCAAATAATACTTCATATTCATCTATCTTTGATAGTGATATATCACTCATCTTTGATACCAATTAATTATAATATGCAACTCATTTTTATATCCTTTTATATCATTTTATTAATTTATGAATCTAAATAATTAACATAAAACAAAGTAAATTATTTTAAT